CGCAAATTATCATCCACTATCCTTTCAAAGCCTTTCAGCTCAGAAATGACAGACAGCGAACAATGTTGCGGAATTCCCGTCGTGAAGGAGGCAAGACGCCAAAAGCGTAGCCCCTCCTCCCCGACCGCTCAGGAAATGGGTAACCTGGTAAACCAAGCCCCTATCTCCGGTTCGACGATATCCTTATGGATGAGCAGTGATGCTCTTTCATTTGGTCTGAAGGCCCCGTACTGGGACCCTCTTATCGTCTTACACAAATATGGTGAGATTAAGAAACTCATCGGAGATTGTACCTCGGCACTCCCTCTCGACCAGCTTCCTTACGATTGCTTTATTAAAGCAGCACACATGACACAATGGTACACAAATACATTGAGATTGTGGCGTGACTCCCTAAATGGGGGAGATCACGGGGAAAGCGCACGCAAACGACTACTGGATGGGGTTTTAGGTGCTATGCATCAAAAAACAATGTCTAATTTCGTGGGGCGACTATGGGCCTATGCGGAATACGGTTTAATGGAAAAGTTTTGTAAGTGGAGCTCTGCGACCCTTTGGGCCTCAATGCTTCGCCAAACTGAACTTCCACCTGTACCGGATTTCGTTAAAGACACTAAGGGTGGACATTTGGTCTATCTTTGGGATGAGTCTACTTGGGTTAAGTTATGTAGGACAACACAGTGCGATAAGAATGTGAAAAATCATTTTAATCAAACTACACGTCTAATGATCATGCTTACTAAGGACCTATATATGACGAAGAACGCCTCTCTCTCTGTAGACCCCTCTTTCGTCGAGGAAAACCTCGCAAAGCACAAAAAGATTATGTGCACACCTATGAAGGAAGACCCAATGAGTGACCGACTTTGCAAACTGATAGTTAAATCCATCAGTCAGTGCTCTGACGATATCTTCGGAAGGCTCCCGATACAGGACGAAAGAAAGATTGTGAAATACAATGAGGAGTTACAAACATACACAGAGGTTATTACAAAACGAACAAGACATGTACCCCAGGAGGCTAAGCCTCCTTCTCGCCTCCCTTCCCTGGGCTCATCGGTCAATTCTGGCCGTAGACTAGGGGGGGCAGCAGGAGATCTATTGAGGTCTCATGGTGAGGATTACCAGTTACCAGAACCCCAAGACGGATATTTACACAGTTATTGTACATACAAGACTGAATACGTCGATGTTCGAACCCCTCACGACCCGGAACTTTATACCGAGGCGGAGGATTGCTCGAGGAAGGCTGCCTATGCTAGATTAACAGTCGAAGCACAGGTAGTACCTCTTCTAGAAGCTTTTAAGGTTAGGACAATCACAAAAGGGGACTGCGACCAATATCACTTGGCCCGACGGTGGCAAAAGGTGATACATGGAGTCATGCGAAAACAGCAAAACTGTCGTCTTATTGGGCAACCCTGCTCGTCGGCTTATCTTTCTCAGATTTTCGGAAATTCCCCTTATGTCAATTTACATGACAAAGAGGCTTTCTATGTATCTGGTGATTATGAGTCGGCGACAGACTTACTCCACCCTTTTTTATCAGAGGTGGCCAATGAGGCGATTTGTCAGCGCTTGCGTATCCCGCTTGAAGACCAATGGGTTCTAAAGCAATGTTTGACAGGACACTCGTTAAAATATACAAAGAACGGACCACTACATAAACAACAGTGGGGACAACTAATGGGTTCACCGTCTTCCTTCCCAATCCTCTGCCTCATCAACTTGGCAGCCACAAAAGTGGCATATGAGGAATATCTCCGATCCATCGGAGCTCTTGGTAAGAAGGAATATTGTGTTCTAGAGGAACTACCTATGTGTGTAAATGGGGATGACATCTTATTTTGGTGTTATTCACAGGAACATTATAACATATGGAAACAGGTTACAAAAGAATGTGGCCTAAAATTCTCTCTGGGTAAAAATTATACTCATAAAAGGGTCGCGATTATCAACAGCGAACTCTACTTCTCTAAGCCTGTGCTAGATTACAACAAGCTAGCCAGCCAGAAGGTCCCCCTGACGCAGCAAACCACCGTTCAGCTCTTTTTTACAAGGGCTGGACAGGCACCTCCGAACACCCTGTTTGAGAAGGTGTCTTCGATCAATTCTCGTCTCCTCATAGGAGGGCAGAGAAGTGGTACTGCAATGGAACAAGTGGACCTCTCTTACTCAACGATCCGAGATCTTGAAATTCTCGCAGCCGAGTTAAGAAGAGGTAAGGTTCTCCCACAAAAATACACTGGGGTAAAATTTACGAGTGACGACGATGAAACTTATGGGGTGAAGAACAAACAACTTTACTCTAAACTTACATCCGAGGTGGAACAACTATTCTTTCTACGACAGGTACAAATGAAGGACTCAGTCATTCGTGACAGAAATCTGGATACATACCTTAAGTGGAGAAATACGATTGAGGCCCGGGGTGAAAAGGGATTAAGTATGATCGCCGCCGACAACATCGAAACGAGTCGGCCTGCGTTAAGGAAGTCATTCACACAAACGTACAACAAGATACAGAAGGCTAAACTGCTACAAATGCAAAGGGCTGGTTTGGGTAACGCGGATAAGAATACACCGTGCTACATCCCACAGTCTCTCGGAGGGTTAGGTCTAATCCCTCCTCCAAATCATCAATTCACCGCAATGGACTACATAGAGGTTGCAACTTTGGAAGGTTGCCCCTATGCGGCTGAGCGATACTTAAATCGAATCGCTCCTAAGATGCCGAAGCCAGCCTTCATGGTGGCTTTATCCCACGAGTTAACCCTCCAGAAAGATCTTCTGGCTATTAAGGGAGAACTTAAAGAGGACGTAGATATTGGATTACTACGGTTCCTTGGTGAAGAGGATGGATTCTGGGAACATAAGTTTCTAACAGGGTTCGTTACTCAAGAGAATATGATTTTGGGGCCCGAAGATATGGGTGAGGCATATACAAAGACGATACAAATCAATCGATCTTTTAAATCAGCAGAGCTTTCCCGCGAGAAAGTCCGACAATTCAAACGTGGTCGTGACCTGCATATCTTTAAAAAGGTACGGGAAGTTGTGGATGGGGTGAAGAGAGAAAGAGTTGAGTGGGTAGAAGGTGAAACATGTGGAATGAATGTCGACTTTTCGTCGGTTTCTATCTACAGAACACACCGCCCATCGCCGAAATTCGAGTAGGGGGAGAGGGTTTTCTAAGGGTGGCGTAAGCCCCAGGATGAAGTAATGAAGGTTATTAAGTGCATAGACATGAAGGTGAAACCGGATTCTGCATTTATACAACTAATATTATGGACTGGGACGGTTCCAAGCTGTGGAAGAAATTAGAGATTGGACTAGAGAGGGCTAGACCCTCATCTAATCAAAGATAACTTCTAAACAGTGGGACTGAGATTCGCTACCTATGGGGACTTTCGTCTTGG